CATCAGTTCTTTCCGTTATGTGGGCATTCTACAACTGGACAATGGCGCTTACACAAGCCAGATGGACGTGGGTTCCAAACGTCTGCTTTAAACGCCTTCTCCATCTTACCATAAATTCCTAACCATTTCTCCCAAAGAAGTGGCTCTGAATCAATTTCATATTGGTGTTTTACTAGCTTATTTGCGACAACAAATAACAGTCCCGCCCGTACTTTCTTAATATCGGGGTAGTGCTTGAACACTGACATAGCCATCAACTCAAGCTGCCCCTTGTCTGCATATTGCGCAGACCTTCCTGTCTTATAATCTATAACCCAAGCAGTTTCGGCGAGAGTGTCCACGATCAACAAGTCTGCGATACCACGAAACCACACACGCTTACTGAAGAAGTCGCATGGTTCAAGATCAGCCGTTAGTCCCAACTTCTTTTCACACAGTTTAACACCACGCTTTTTATTCAGGGCATCAAGTGTATCTTTGATAAAATCGAACTTTTTAGGCAGGGGCTTACCTTCGCCGACATAATTTTCACACGCCTTGTGAAACTCAGTGCCGTAGCGCATGGCTTCTGTTTCTTCGACAGGGTACTCTTTTAATATTTTTTCGTGGTAGAACTGCTTCGGACACGTCTCAAACGCTTTAGCCTTACTGAACGACCAAGGTGCTATGCTCACTCGCAATCTCCATATGATTTTCCTGTGCCGCTCTCGCAGTCTACAGGTAGCCCTGCTGCCCAATCAGGTGTCCACCGCATACATTCTTCGACGTATGCTTGCGCTGCATCGACCTCTTCGTCACGAACGCAGCAAACAATCGAGTCGTGTACCGTCAACACCACTTTGTATTTCTTACTTATTTTTAGCATTTGCTCGCCTATGATGCAACGTGCTAGTGCTTGGCACACGTTTTCTATTACCTTGCCACCATATATTCTGGTGCGTCCACGGCGTGTTTTGTAGCTGTACTCAAGACCTTTTTCGCCCTGCTCACTACCTAAATCCTCATAGATAATGCTTAGTTTGCTCGGCATGATCAGCGAACTTTCTGCCGCTGCAACCTGCACCACGCCTTTACGTCCAAACTGCGCGGCCCTTTTGTTTGCAAGCTGCTGCACCATGTAATGAGCATCGCGCCATACCTTACTAATTTTGTAGTTGGCGTCACGATAGATGCTTATGATCCTACGGGCTTCGTCAGGTGACACTTCAAACCCAAACGTCTTTAGCTGCACCCCAAACTTTTCGGCACCCATGCCGTAACCTGCGCCAAGGATTGTGGTCTTACCAACGAACCGTTGATCCTTCGTGACATCCTCTTCTTCACAGTTGTATATACGTGCCGCCATTTTGACGTATACATCTTCGCCTTTCGCAAATGCGTTTGTGAGATCATCTTGTCCTGCGAACCATGCCAGCACCCGCGCTTCGATCTGCGAACTGTCTGCTTCTACCAGAGTGCAGCCTTCGGGGGCGATCAGTGCCTTCTTTAGTTTCTTGGCGTTTGGCCCACGGCTCGGCAGGTTTTGTAGGTTTATCTTGTCAGCCCCACCCCAACGACCAGTGTGCGCGGCGTAGTATCTTACGGGGACCGGAAGCAGCCCACGTTTATAAATATCTATAAACCTCTCTGTACGTGTTTCTTCTAAGGTACTTTTGCTACCCAAACGTGCCGCCACCAGAGATTGCACCCGATCATCATCATGTTCTTGCAGAGCCTTGAAGCCCTCGTCAGACTTGGCAAAGGCGTACGTCTGCTTGTTTGTTGTTGGGCTGATTTTCATCGGGGGTTCCACCCCAATAGCTTTGAGCAGATCCGCAAACTTAGGGTTTGACATAAGATCTTTCTTGTCGGTGACGTTTGCGTCACGCAATAGTTTGTCTTTGCGATCTTTGACATCTTCTAAATGCTGCTCCAATAAGTCAATGTCCAAATCCAACGTGGGTTCAATGAACATCCGCAGCGTGAGGTCAATCAGTTTTAATTCTTGTCGGGGAAACACACGCCCCATCATCGTGAATAATTTGTAGGTTAAATCTACATCGTTCTTGGCATAGCCGCCGTACCGTGCAAGTTCTTGCTCAGTAAAATCGGTTTGGCGTTTCCCTTTGGCGTTGTTGACTTCGGTGCCTTTGACGCCCACGCCGTATCGCTCTGCCACAGCTTTCAAGGATGCACTTGTTTCGATGCCGTGCAGGGCGCGAGACATGCACATAGTGTCAAACCACACCTTTGGCTTCACGCCGTACCGCCATGAAAGTATAGCACCATCGAACATCGTGTTGTGACACAAGATGGCGCTGTCAGAGAAGTTTATGTGTGATAGTAAACGGGATAGTTGATCCCCATCAACTATCCACTTTGTAGCCTTGTCGTTCTTTTTGATTGCAAGGCCAATGACTTCGAAACGCCTATCACGCACGTATTCTTCCGTTGTCATTTTGGACAACGAATAATCTTTGTCATAGTACGTTTCGAAGTCTAGGGTGTATACGTCCATCATCTTTGACTTATTTCACCGCCAAGTGCCATGTACCCACAGACATCTACATAGTTGTCTATGTGCTTGTTGTTTCCGTGAAGCCTAGCGACCTTCATCAAAGCCAACATGACTGGTACGTCATCGACTTTTATGTAATCACGCAGCCCAAGATGCGCGTTCCAGTACGCAGCCATCAATACAAAGTTACTTTCGGCATCGCCGTGCTGCTCGGCACGATCTTTACTGACAAGTGTCTCAGCTTCTTTGAGAATACTTGTGCGCGTAACTGACAGCGGTGGATCGAAGGGCAGTTCAAGCTGTTCCTCTTTCGGCGCTTCTAACACCTCTTTCGGCGTACCGATCTTCTTCATCAGCAAAAACACATACGCCTCTGAAGATTTCGTTGCCTTTGCAATTTGCTTTGCGGTTGCCTTTGGGTGTTTAATTTTATACGCCCAAATCTTATCGGCTTTCTTCTGTTTAACCATTATGTCCTCCTAGACATTTTTACCTGCAATACGCAGTTGTTTTACGAACTCTTTGAGTTCCCTTCTTGCCCGATCCCAATCCTGATTGACATTCGGGTGCTTAAATTGCGTCCTTAGACTTTCGTTTTGGTAATGATCTACCTCTCGCCGAAGGTGACGCAAAAGTGCTTCTTCAACAGGTGTAAGTTTTTCACTCAAAACGGTGGCTCCTCTCCCTCATAACTTGGTTTCCACGCTACGTATTCTTCACGTACGCTTACGTGTTCTTCCCGTTCTTCTACCAGCCCCATCTCCTTTAGAAACAGGGCTAGTTCTTGTGACACATTATCAAGCTGCATCTTCGTCGTCTATGCCGCGCAACGCATGAACGAGTTGTTCCATCGGCGTAACGTCATGCCCTACATGTTCGACACAGCCCCGATACCTAGCCAACCACGCAGCCAAAGCCTGTGCAGCTTGCAGTCGCAATTCTTGTTGCGAAACTTCACTTGAAGGATCAAAAGGGACGTACCCGCCCCCATGCTTTCTGTCTTTCATGGGACTAATGTAAGCTGGGTAATCAGCTACTTTGATACGCACCTTAACATCTTTCACTGCCTCATGTTTAACAGTGATGCGAAGTCCGCGAATAAGTCCCGCGATCCGATCCTTCTCGTACTCTTCGATCTTCTTGTCATCGGAAGCACCAAAGACGTAATCGTAAAATTCGTGATCTGGTTTTTGTTTTAGCCATTCACGTATGTGCGCGACATCAAGAGTATTTCTACCTGTTTCTGCCGCGTATTCATTTATAAGCCGCTGCTTATCGCTCTTCTTGAAGTTCATATTTTCTCCATTTCAAGTTAATATTAAAAACCAAGCCGGACCATACCGTTTATGCGCCCCAAATCGCCGAACCCGTCCAAACCGGACCGCCCCCCTTGCCATAACAAACCGAACCTGACCAGACCCTATTTCGCCGCACCGGAACATGACCGCCTTGCCGAAACATACCGGACCCAAACTTATCAGACCAAACCCTAACCTGACCGCCGTACCGAGACCCAACATGCCTGACTTACCACACCAAAGCGCACCGAAACACGACCGCCATACCTAAACTGACCACAACAAACCTCACCCTAACAAACCGAACCCTACCGTATCTATCCCTGACCGCCATACCGGACCCAAACTTATCAGACCAAACCCTAACCTGACCGCCATACCTAAACTGACCACAACTTAACGAACCAAACCTTACCGTATCTTTCCTTGACCGACTTGCCTCGCCTCGACCGACCATACCGCGCCTCGACCGCCCTACCATGACCCGCCGCACCTAACCTGATCGAGCCTAGCCGTGCCGTGACCGCCCTGACTGACCGTGACCAAACTGAACGGGCCATACCTAGACCGCCATACCTCGACTGACCGCAACCCAACTGACCGCTACGTGCCTCTCCATACCGCGCCTCGACCGCCCGACCTCGACGCACCAAAACAAACACTGCCACGCCTAGACCGCCTTGACCAAAAGGGGGAAGGGGCATTGCTGCCCCAACCTTTATTCTGCTGCAATGTCCTGTACATCCGCATCGAAGCGACGACCCATCTCTGACTTGACGTATTCTACCAAGTCCGCTGTAACATCGTCGGCATATTCAGGGTTATCCATCGCTGCCTGTTGGACATCACGCCCCTCAAGCATCAATTCATCCCAAACTTTTTGTGGTGAACTACCGTCTGGCATAAAGTCTGTCCAATCATCTCCGCTGTCAGATGTACCAACGACAAATGTGCCATAAGACCCACGGCCTTTCTCTTGCCGAAAATCACCGATGCCAATGATTGCACCCGCATTGCTGAGTAGTGATACAATACCATAGGCGCTAAGTGTTGGTTGAACATAGGCGATATCAACCTCTGCGCACCAACGCGGTAGATAACAACGTGTCCGTATGTCTGGCGTACGTTTAATATCTGCGGTGCGAACTATGTCAGTCTTTAACTGTGGTTTACCCCATATCTGAATGTGGGTTTGCGGCATAAAGATCAGACGCTGCACAGACGCCTTGGACACATTTTCTGTCTCAAGTGCTGCTGTAGCCATAGCTGCTTTGACGCCCGGAGCAGGGAAACATAGTAGTGTTTCTCCAAACTCCTTTTTGTATGCGGAGTCATAGAACTCTCTTATGGGATCATGTTTCATCCCTGTTAGCTGCTTCTTACCTTTGACCTTTTCTTTCGGTGCAGCAAGATCGCGCATTGTTTTGACGCTCATGCTGTTGAAGTAAAGAGGTGTTGTACCAACCATCCGTAAACGGACACGACCCTTCTTGAACTGACTAATTTTAAGTGTTTGTTCTGAAGGTTCTACGGTTTCTTTTTGCTTGAAAGCCATGTTTGTTGTTTTCCATTACCAAGAGTTTGTAGGGTTTGCCCTACTTGTGAAAGGTTATCTTCATTGATAACCAGCGAAATGCCACCTGCTGCTGCGATGTCTTTAAGGTTTTTCTGCTGCAACGGGGTGGGCTTGTTGCTGCCAGCCTTACATTCAATACCGACAAAGAAGCCGTTGTAACATGCAACTACATCAGGCACACCGCTGCGCCCGTAGCCACCTGTCACAGGGTAAAAGAAGTAGGCACCGAACTCTTTAAGTGTGGCGACAACTTTCTTTTTTACTTTAGCTTCTGGTGTCATGTATTTCCCGTAGTAACTGGCATCAAACGAGGGCGGTTTCCCGCCCCCGAAATTGGTAGTGTTTCACTACTCGTCGTGGAACAACCAAAAGGTATTTGCATCTATGCGCTGACCAACACTTTCGACTGGTTCTGTCGGTGGTATATGGTTAGTCATCATAAGCACAGCTATCTTTCGTTGTACCCACTCGGGTGTGTCACGTATGTTCATATAGTGGCCTAAAGCTGTCGCGTCAATAGCTTCTAGGCCAAAACATATAATTTCTACCTTTCCCGTAGTAGGATGTAGTAGGACGCGATAAGTCTTGTTATCACATACGCTCACGTGGTGTCAACTGTTTCTGATGTAAAAAATGTTTTCGGAAAAACGATAGCCTACACCTGCGACATAATGTTCATCTTGCACCATTGACAGTACCGATAATTTAGCCAAGATGTCGTGGGGGACTTCTTCTTGGGAATATACTTTTACCTGCTCGGTATCCAAGTCGATCCCCCACGAAAACGTAGTTTTGTGTACGTCTATGTTCTCGGCGACACGATACTTAGGTTTGCCAAACACTGAGATCGCTTCAACAAAAGTAAACGGTTCCGACTCAGAATTTTCAGTAGCGTTGAGTTCTTTCATGGAGTTGAAGAACGTATTAAGTTTTTCACCAACTTCGGCATTCATAAACTCGTAACCTGTTTCCACCAGATGCTTCAGTTCCGCTTGAAGTGCATT